GGACTCCGAGACGGGGGAAAACACTAACAATGAAAAGTATGAATCAACGCGAATATAGGCTTTTTATTCTTATCCCGACAAATTAACGGTTATCGAAAAGTTCTTGTTGTCCTGATCGGTGTTAGCAACAATAAAAAAGGGCGCTCACTGTTGCGGCTGTACGTGTTAAAACATAGTTAGTTGCTGTTGGTGTTTTTTCAACCTCAACATTGCTTTATCAAAATACTCTTTATCTAATTCACATCCTACTAAATCAAACTTTCTATTATGGCAAGCAATCGCAATGCTTCCAGAACCTAAGTGCGTGTCTAATATCTTATCGCCTTCTTTTGCGTAATTATCTAAAAGCCATTCGTATAATTTAGTAGGTTTTTGCGTTGGGTGTATTGGCTTATCTTTCCAAATATGTGTTCTATGTATATTTACAACTCTAGTAGGGCTTTTTATGTTAGAGTATGCTAATTCACAATCAGACATTGTTAGTCCCATTTGTCCTTTATACCAAACAACCCATCCTTTGCTTTTCTCTAAAAACTGTGGAAAGTAATTTGCACCCCAAATAATTTGGTGCTTACTTACTCTTTTTAGTTCATTAAAGTAATCTTCGTTAGGGCATTCATTATCCCAATCTTTAAAAGTATGTGCTTTTCTAATTTGCACACCATCTTTTATGTCTTCTTTTTGCCCATCTATTCCAATTCCATAGGGTGGGTCAACAATTGCAAGGTCAAAATGATTATCTTCATATCTTGCCATTAGTTTCATATTATCTTCGTTCGTTATGCTTATCATTACGTATTTGGTTTTTGCAAAACCACGCCCTTTTTTACAGTAGCTAACACCGTATATAAAAAATAGCTAGGTTTGTGTTTGTTTATAAATTATTGTTCTTTAAGTCGTTTATTTTACTGTTTACTAATTTCGTGCTTTAATACGCTACTTTCCATATACGTGGCACGTTAGCAAACATAAATAAAAGAATTTGGACAGCAACTACCTAACGGCGTAAACGCCGCGCTTGTTCGTGTTCAGCTTGTTCAAAGCAACGTAGCGCAGGGCATCAATGGCGTGGTTCATGTAGTCGACGGGCTTGTTCAAGTTCTCTCCATTCCTGTCAGTCTGCCACTTATAAGAACGCAACTCCTTCAAAAGGTTCACGCTTCCAGGATCAACTACAAGCTCGTACCTCTTCAGTATATCAATGCTCTGCCTAATAGAGTCCGGACCTTTCCTTGCGTGTGAAGCTCTGAAGCCTCCTGGAATCCTCTTAATCTCTTCAATGCTCTTTGGCTCTGCTGAGTCGCATACAACTTCTTCCTGTCTGTCTATATCTAACCTCTGCACTATGTCGGGGTTCGTTAAGCCATGCTGATATAGCAACTCGCGAACGTGAAGCCTTCCGTTTGACTTAGCGACCTCAACGACGGCGGTAGGGTCATTGGTGAATCCAAAGTCAAGACCAAGCCCTACCCTTGTGTAATGCTCTGGCCACTTCTCAACCTTCCAATCGAACACCCTGCCAACCACATTTCCGTATTCGCCTTCTCCAAAGACCTTCCACGCCTGAGGGTCTAAAACTCTTAGCGTTTCAATCTCCCTTACTTGCTCCTCTCCTAAGAAGGGATTATCTAAATAGGTTGAGACAATAACCTCAACGTCCCCAATCTCTGCGGCTCTCTTCTGCTCTAATTCCGTATTAATCCAGATGTTCTCATCGTCGGGGTTTAAGTCTAGGAAGATTTGACCCGTTGTCCGAACTGCTATCTGTTGGAACTCCTTATAGCTTATCTCGTTGGCCTCAATTATGAATATAATGTCTCGCTTTCGTGATCGTATCTTCTGCTCGTTATCAAGCCCAAAGAACTGTATGGTATTAGGCCCGTATGAATATCGTAGCTCTGTGAGGTTCACGCTCAAAAGCTGCTCGTATGGCATCCCGTTTGAAAGCGTGTTGGTTCGTATGATTTCTAGGAAGTCTTCGTATGCTGAAGCCTTTAGGGATGGTAGGTACTTTCTGCATACCTCTAGCTTGATACCCTTGCTATTGAATAGAAGGTGGACAGCGTACAACATAGCGGAATAGGTCTTAGTGGACCTCGTGCCGCCCCTATTGATTACAATGCGCTTCTCACTCTTCTGAATCCTGTCGTAAACTCTGCTTGCCTTTACCATCTACTATCTCAACTTCTATTGGTGTGAATCCTTCATGCTTAACAAAGTTCGTTTCCTTCCATCCGTAGTTCACCTTCATGTCGAAGATTAATGCGTTGGTTTGCCCCTCTCCATTAACTAGCGCATCCTGTTTCCATAGCTCGATAAACTTCTTCACTCCCTTTATAGTGCCAAAGTATTCACCCTCAGCCTCATAGTTCAAAAGTGTTTGCGGGTCTAGTTTCAGGAATCTCGCGAAGCCTCCGATAGTTGGTATTCTAGGTGCTGATGTTGTAACTACTTTACCTGAAGAGGTGGGGTGTTCTTTGCCAAATGTGGTGCAGAAGTCTACATATTCATTCCACTTGTCTTGTATTTCTTCGGGTGTGTATAGTTTAGGTCTTGGCATATTATACTATTAGTGCTATTATGGCAATTAATACCAATGCAACAATTAAGGCAATGGTGTTCCTTCTCTGTTCTTCTGTCATTCCCATTCGAAAGTAATAATTATGAATAGAATGTAAATGTGGAAATACCGCCCGTTTTGTTCACCTGAAGCGAATCCTAAAAGAATCCCATTAGTCAACCCAAAGCCTACTTCCATGATGTTATATGTATTTTTTCGTTTTTAGTAAGCATCCATAACAACGGATAACTGATCCCAGTCTCTTTTAATGCAACTTGAACAGCCTGAAACCTTCTTCTTTTGCCCTGTTACATCATTGTAGAGAGCGTAGAACTTTTGCCTCCATGCATCGCTTACACGCCCCGTTGAGAACTCAGGTTTAAGGCTTTCGTATGTCTTTGCCTGTTGTTCTGAGAGCGTCCAATTCTTTTTATGAGGGAATAGCTTGTTCACCATCGACTGACGTTCAGGACAGCCGCAGTCGTCGCCTAAGATGTCTTTAACAAGTCTGTCTATTCCAGTGGCTTTTGTTAAGGCTGCGATGTCGTCGCCTATACCCCTGCTTTTCTTACTCATCTTTTAGCTTGTTTAATGCGGTTTTTTTAATCTGTGCAAAGGTGCTAGAGCTTATGCCTATATCCTTGCTAGTTCCTTTTATTGTGGTTTTAATCGTCTCGCCCTTCCATAAGCCGGCTTCCTTCTTTGCGTTTGGCTTCTCTCTTTCTGGTGTGTAGTGGTTGGAGTAATAGTAAACCATCAAAATCTTGTGTTCCTCAGATGTGAGGTTTGTAGCTCGTTGGTCGATTATACTCATTGCAGCCTCAAAGTCTTCTTCTGTGTTGTCTTGCTCTTCGGGAATGTAGTGGTAATCATGGTATGGCGTGTGCTTCTGCTGGCGTTTTCTGTATGTGTAGTGCCATTGGCTTTGCTTGCTGTGGTACTGCCTCTGCATAGTGCAAACTATCCAATACTTTATAAAGGACATTTTAGACTCCATATATTCATCGCCCTTGTCTGCAATGATCTCGTATATAAGTTGGAGAAGTTCCCGCGCGTCCTGTTCGTTGTCGCCTGTTATACGCATGGCCGTCTCTAGCCATTCGTCGTTACTCTCAGATATTCTGTCTATCGGTCGCAAAGGATTATGTTAGCCGAAAGTCCAGGAGGCTTGCGGTCCGTGTAGTGCTTTAGTATTCTATTCTGACGACTCAATACAAACTCTTCCCTGTAAAACCAATGAGAGCCAAGACCGTCGACCACTTCAATGTCAACCGTGTAAGGCTGGTGAGGGTCTGTTATCCTGTCGTCTATTTTTACCTTCACACTTCAAATATAATACTGATAGACGTAAGAAACAGAAAAAAGTTAGGCGTACTTTTGCACATTTGTTGAAAATGTCTATATTTGTTGAAACGAAAAACAAAACACTATGAAAAATGTAAGACTAGAAAAAGAGTGGTTCAACGATGAATGGCACTTCTTTATATACGAAGACAATAGGCCAATAAAAGCGTTCTTCACACAAGATGAGGCGGAAGCGTTTTTAGAGGCATACCTTGATAGGTTGAAAGGGCCTTATATTATTAGAGAAGTAGAGATATATTCTAAAACTTCTTAACCATGCTATACACCGACGAAATGCCAAGACTAAGAAAGGTTCACATACCTAAGTTTGTATGTGTGGAGGTTCGAGACATTGTTTACGATGTAGAACTAAACGGGGGCGACTTCATTATATACCATGCCGACGATTGTATTCACGATCACCTCAGTATAGGAATCATTGAAGAGATTGAAGAAGCTGCCCGAATAAGATTAGAAAACAAAAACATTGAACTATGAGACTTGCAAAACTATTGCACGAGGGTAAGGTTGTGGCCGTTGCCAGTACGCCTATGCCCTTAATAAGATACGCCCGACTTAGGGGCTTAACGGGAACGTGGTTGTACTTCGATTGCCCCCGATACTTACTCAACATTATCAAAGAACGTAAACTACTGCTTTATGACTTCTAGCCAAAAAGAACAAATGCGAAAGCTGGCCGACGAATGTGGCCTAACAAAAGAAGACTTCTTTAAGCATCAGCACTATACAATTATGACGCGGCAAGGAATCGAGAAAGTTGCCGAGTGTAAAAATATTGAGCTACATTTTCAATGTGTTCAAGCTGGGCCGGACTACGCGGCTGTTAAATGCACCGCCAACACCGAAGACCTAAGAAGCGTTGAGACATTTGGAAGTGCTGACATGAAGACAAGCCAGAACAAATACTATTTGGAAATGGCAGAGAAAAGGGCGAAGGCTAGGGCCGTCTTACAGCTCACCAACTTATATTCGTTTGGTATTTACTCAGAAGATGAAAGCGATGACTTCAAGAGATAACGACGACAAGCTAGACGATGAGTATTTCTACGACAAGTGGAAGGCTGAACGATTAAAAAGCAAAAGGGAAATTCTTAAAAACTTTGAAGGTTGGTTCAAGTACAACCAGGAAGCGTTCAACGCGGCCGGGATTACATCGAAGGAATCAGCACGAATAATACTAGAAGACTATGCATTGGCTAGACGAAATACTACCAGAAGGAGAGAAGGTTGATACGCGGTTTTTTAACCTTGTTGAACTGACAAACGAATACAAGTTTAACGCTATCTATGACCTCATCTACGACATCGACGCAAACGTTAATGTGTATATGGATAAGGTAGAGATTGCAAGCCTTAAAATAGAGGCGCGTGAAGGCATGACAGATGAGAAGTTTTTTGAAGTCGTGAAAGATCTTAGAAAGAAAAGAATAGCACCCCCACCAAAAGCCGTTTGGGAAATGGGGCAGAAGGAAATGGCTAAACATATTATGAATATTTGTAAAACCAAAGACGATGAGTAAAGAAGCAACAGAGTTTTTCAGAAAAGAAAGATTAGCCCTTGAACAAGAACTTAAAAGGGTAAAGGATCAGAACAAAGCCTTAAATCAAGAACTCGAAAGGGTGAAGGTATTGCTAAAGAAGTGCATTCCTTTAGCGGATTACATGATGGAGGGCGATTTGTACGACGAAATTG